GGCAGGAAAGGAGATTTTACATGAAAGAAAACACGATCAAGGCCGCGCTGGCGGCAGCCCTGGGGGCGCTGTGTGCCTACGGGGTGCAGCTGCTGGTGCCGGTGCTGGTGCTGGTGGTGGTGATGCTGCTGGACTACGCCACGGGCATGACCAAGGCATGGAACGCCGGGGAACTGTCCTCCCGGGTGGGCCTGCGGGGCATCCTAAAGAAGGTTGGATACCTGGTCATCGTCGCGGTAGCTGCTGTGGTAGACTGGCTGCTGCGCTACGGAGCCGACACCCTGGGCTGGGACTGGCCGGTGGAGTTCCTGTTTGCCAGCATTGTCATTATCTGGCTGGTGATCAACGAGCTGCTGTCCATCCTGGAGAATGTGTCTGCCATTGGTGCACCGGTGCCTGGTTTCCTCCAGACCCTGCTCAAGAAGTTGAAAGTACACACTGAGGACACGGCGGCAGACAAGCTGCCGGGAGAGGAGGACGACAACGATGAGTAAGCGAGTGTACATCAGCCCCAGCGACCAGACGGAAAACCGCTATGCCTGGGGCAATACCAATGAGCACGTCCAGTGCCAGAAGATCGCCGAAGCGGAGGCTGCCGCTCTGCGCCGCAGCGGCGTGGAGGTGAAGCTGGCTGCCTTCGGCACCACCATGGCCCAGCGATGCGCCGAGTCCGACGCCTGGCACGCGGACATCCACAACTGCGTCCACACCAACGCCTTTAACGGCAAGGTCATGGGCACCCGGATGTTCTGCTTTGCTATCCCCGGCAAGGGCTACGACGCCTGCAAGGCGGTGTTCGCGGAGCTGGCCCCGCTGTCCCCCGGCACCTCCGAAAACATCCAGAAGGCCAGTTACTACGAGGTGCGTGTACCTAATGCGCCGTCGGTGTACTGCGAGTGCGAGTTCCACGACACCGCCGAGGGCGCCAAGTGGATCGTGGAGCACACCACGGCCATCGGTGAGGCCATCGCCAAGGGCCTGTGCAAGTACCTGGGCGTGACCTACGTCCCGGCCAGGCAGGAGACCCCCAAGCCCTCCGAGCCTGCCCAGGGCGATACCCTGTATCGGGTCCAGGTGGGGGCCTTCGCAGTCCGCGCCAACGCCGAGAAGATGCTCCAGCGTTTGAAGGACGCCGGGTTTGACGGTTTTATCCGGGAAGGTTCAAGATGATGTGAAGAGAGCGTCAAAGTAACGGGTTTAAAAATCTGGACGAAACCGGGGCAACAATGCGCCGACCCCCTGTTTCCGCCAAGGCTCCGCAAGTCCACGGCGAATATGATCGCCATGAATACAAATTACCGAGACATTCGCGCAAAACTGCGCAGCATGGCCCCTCAACGTGCCATTGATTACATCGCCGCGCTTGATCTTCCGGAAGACGAAGCGTTTTGCATCATCGCGTGCGACGTCAAGCAACAATCCAGACAGCAGGTGGCAAACAGGCTGTTTGCGTCGGTCGAGTATGTCAAGAAGCGCCGCCGCAACGGTTACCAAAAGATTGCCGACCATATCAAAAACCCATAAAGTAAAGACCCAACAAAGACCTTTTTCAGGCTCTTTGTTGGGTCTTTTTTGCTGTATTTTATAGATATACAAGGGGGTGCGGCGAAATGAGCGTAATGGAGCGGCTGTTGGCGTGTGGGTATACGGCGGATATGGCACGTGATATATGCAATCAATACGGATCTGACACCGCCGGATTGCTTCCCCTTGTGCGCATTGTAGAGCTCTTGCACGACGATAGGCGCGAATATGTATAGCTACTACAACGAGAACCCAAAAGGGAAAAACACAGGGGACTGTACCGTCAGAGCAATATCAAAAGCCACCGGCAAGGACTGGGGCGAGACGTATTTGCGACTGTGCATCCAAGGATATCTTGACGGGGATATGCCGTCTGCAAATGCTTGCTGGGGCCGGTATCTCCGCAGCATCGGATACCGGCGGTACATCGTACCGGACACTTGCCCGGATTGCTACACGGTGGGACAGTTTGCGGAGGATCACCCGGTAGGCAACTATATTCTGGCCCTGTCCGGCCATGTGGTTTGCGTGCAAAATGGCACGATCTGGGACAGCTGGGACAGCAGCAACGAGAACGTATTGTATTACTGGGTTAAGGAGGACTGATTATGGCTTACACACCTTACGGATGGCAGAACCCCTATTATCCACCCCCAATGCAGGATAACCTGATGCAGATGCGGCAAATGCAGCAACCACAGATGCAATCTCAAATTCCGCAGGCCCTTCAAAATCCGGTGGCGCAGAGCGGTGTACAGTGGGTCAGCGGCGAACAGGAGGCCCGAAACTGGATGATCGCGCCCAACGCCGCCGTGGCGTTGTGGGACAGCTCCGCACCGACTGTGTATCTCAAACAGGCCGATGCAAGCGGCAAGCCGACGCTCAAAGTATACGACCTTGTAGAGCGGCTTGCAAGCGCCCCTGACGCGCAGAAAGCGCCCGCTGCGGAATATGTGACCCGTAAAGAGTTCGACGCGCTGGCGGCGCTTGTGAGCGAAATGAAGGGCAAGAAGCGCAAGGAGGAAAAGAGCGATGAATAATCCGTTTTTCGGTGCAATGGGCGGCGGCAACGGCTTTATGCAGATGGTGCAGCAGTTCCAGCAGTTCAAGGCAAATTTTCATGGCGACCCCAAAGCAGAGGTCGAAAAACTCTTGCAGAGCGGGAAACTCTCACAAGCTCAGCTGAACCAGTTGCAGCAGATGGCGAAGCAGTTCCAAAGCCTGATGCAGTAAGCAAGTTTAAGCAAGTTTAAGCAAAGTTTAAGCAAAGTGTTTGCTAAATTATTAGGTTAATCAATATCGTGGCCACGATTTGATAATAAAAAACTGAAAGGAGTTTTTCTATGTCTCTTTCTTCTGACGGCGCTCCCATGCTGACAATGCCCGTGGCACCCACTAACTCCGGCGGCAACGGCGGTTTTGGATGGGATGGTAATGGCAGTTGGTTCATCATCATCCTGTTCCTGTTTGCCTTCCTTGGCTGGGGTAATAACGGCTGGGGCAACAACGGCGGCAATTCCGGCGGCGTGGTAGACGGCTATGTGCTGTCTTCCGATTTTGCCAACATTGAGCGCAAGATGGATCTCATCAACGGTGGGCTGTGCGATGGCTTCTATGCCGCGAACACCACGCTGCTGAACGGCTTTGCCGGTGTCAACCAAAACATGAACAACGGTTTCCAGACCGCTGAACTGTCCCGCGCCAACCAGCAGGCCGCGCTGATGCAGCAGCTCAACGCCATGCAGATGCAGGCTGCCGAGTGCTGCTGCAACACCCAGCGCAGCATCGAGGGCGTGCGCTACGACATGGCCGCGCAGGCGTGCGACACGCGCAACACGGTGCAGAACGCGACCCGAGACATCGTGGAAAATCAGAACGCCAACAGCCGCGCCATTCTGGACTTCCTGACCAACTCCAAGATGCGCGATCTGGAGAGTGCAAATCAGGAGCTGCGTCTGGCGGCGTCTCAGTCTGCGCAGAACAACTATCTTATTTCGCAGCTTCGCCCGTGCCCTTCTCCCGCTTACATTACCTGCAACCCGTGGGCGGGTAGCGGCTATGGTGGATGTGGATCCGGTTGCGGCTGCTGATAACTGCATAGCATAGCTTTTTGTTGGCAATGTTTTGTTAACGTCAACAAAATGTTTGGCCCCGTGCCGATACTAAACCAAAGCGGCGGGGCAATAGCCCTGCCGCTGATTTTATGAAAGGAGTTTTCTATGCCTGAATACACTGCGATTGCCACGCAGACTGTGGCGGCAAATCAGAATGTGCTTTTTACCGAGGCACCGATCCCCTGCACAAAGGGCCTTATCACTCACCGGGTAGGCTCCGGCCTGTTTAACCTTCGCGGCAACTGCTCTCAGTGCCGCGCCCGCTACAAGGTGGACTTTATCGGCAACATTGCCGTAAGCACCGGCGGGACCCCAGGCCCCATCTCCGTTGCCATTGCGGTTGACGGTGAACCCCTGCTGTCCTCCGTTGCGACGGTTACGCCCACGGCTGCGGAGGCGTTTTTTAACGCAGCGGCATCCGAGTACGTTGACGTTACAAAGGGCTGCTGCGCGTCGCTGTCCATCCGCAACGTGAGCGGCGAAGCCATTGACGTGAGAAACGCGAACCTTATCATTACCAGAGTTTGCTGAGAAAGGAGAACACAATGGGAATGAAATCTATGTATAATCTGCGCGACATGCTCTGCAAGGAGCTTGACGAAATCGCCCGCAAGGGTGAGCTTGGCGCGGGAGACCTCGATATCGCGCATAAGCTGACCGACACCATCAAGAACATCGACAAGATCGAGACGCTTGAAGAGGGCGGTTATTTTAGCCGCTATCACGACGACGATATGCGCAATTCGTATGGGAGGGGCGTCTCTTACGCGAGACGGCACTATGTCCGCGGGCATTACAGCCGCACGGACGCAACTGAGCATCTGCGCAGCCAGATCAACGATATGATGCGCGAGACTGACGATGACCGCATCAAGGATGCCCTGCGTCGTGCAATGGACATGATGGAGGAATAAAGGGGGTAGGCCCCGATGATCGACGAAAAGGAGCTGCAGCTTTGGATCTCTCGCCTGGAAACGGAAAAATCCAGCTGGACGAACTACGAAAAGCTGGCGACGCTGTATACCATCCAAAACCAAAACCGTGGGAAGGCCGAGCCGCCGGCGATGCCGCGATACTCTGCCGCGCCCGCAAAGGAGTACGGAGATAGCGATTTCCTCCGCGCGGTGGCCCGCGTTGACCCGGCCCGTGCGTGGGAAGTGATGGACGAACTCATGGACAGCTTGAAGGTCGTCAACGAGCGAGTGTATAACAGCGTCATGCGCAAGCTGGAATAGGGAAATCCCCCGTCATTTACGGCGGGGGATTTTTTAGGCATACTTACCCTTTGCGTCCGTGAAGGTAAAATATGCCTAACGGGGCGTTACGAAAAACGCGCCATCGTTGTCTGCATCAATCCGCCTGATGAAGCGCGTCCAAAATTCCTTTTTTTCATCGCGGGAATAGGTTTCGTATTCTTGCAGCTCCTTTTTTAGCGCGTCCAAATTGATTTCTGGCCTTTCTTCCGTAGCTTCAAGTGCTTTTTTCAAGCTCGCATACTCCCGCTTGTATTCGTCCAACTCAATCAGATCGTTTAGGTATAGCGTTTTTAGCTTGCCCATTTTCTTTCGTATTGAGTCCGCGCTTTGCGTGGGCTTTTTATCTGCCTTTTTATAGTACCGATTGTTCCGTTCTGCGATTCCCTCCATCTCGTGTAGTAGGTAGTCTTCCAGCGCATCTTCTCGGATCCTTTTTGTATGCGGGCAAGCGGAGTTGTCAAGCATCCGCGTCCGGCATCGGTAGTATGTATATGTTTTTTTTACGGTTTCCGATTGCATCGTTTTCCCGCACTCTTTGCAGCGCAATATCCCGGAAAACAGATACACGCGATCTGTGTCAACTCCCGCACAGCGTTGTGACCGATGCTGAATAATATCAGTTACAAGGTCAAAGTCCTGCTTGCTTACCAGCGCGGGACAGGCGTTTTCGATTCCGTACACCTCCCCGATGTAAAGACGGTTACGGAAATAGTTTACATACTTGCTATACGCTCGGTCAATGCCCCATGTATCAAGCATATATCGCTTTACGGCAAGGACACTTTTTAGCCGGATAAACGCGGCAAACATATCTCGCGCCGCATCTACCGTGCCGTTATCAATCTGGTATTGCCTGTCCTTGATGGCATACCCTAAAGGCGCTTTTGAGCCTGCCGGTTGCCCTTTTGCCCGTTTGCCGTCGTTTATAAATTTGATTCGTTCGCTTGTGCGGTCTGCTTCGTCCTGCGCAACGGAGAGCATGATATTAACCTTTAATCGCCCGGACGCGGTTCGCGTCTCGTAGTCCTCTTCCGTCGCTTGCCAGGTCACGCCGTACTGGTCGAGTTGCGTTTGCACATCGTAATACCCCGCGACATTTCGAAACCATCGGTCGAGCTTAATAAATAAGATCGTGTCTACCTTCCCCACTTTGCAATCGCCCAGCAGCCGCAGGAGCGCCGGACGTTTTTTATACGGCTTTCGCGCGGATATTCCCGCGTCCTCATAGATACCCGCCACGGTCATTTTGTGTTCTTGGGCATATCTTGTCAGCGCATCTCTTTGCTCTTGCAATGACAGGCCATGCCGCGCCTGTTCGTCGCTCGACACGCGGATATACAGTGCTGCTCTCATCACCGCCCCCTCCAAAATCCGTAATCTGCGCAATGCAAATCGACATACACGCACCACGCGGTCAGTAACACCACCACCACAAATAAAATAAAAATCACGGCGTTGCGGATATGGACACCACGCCGCATAATCTCGATCATGTCTTCCTTTGCGTCAACATGGCGCTCCAGCTCGTCATTTCGCGCCTGCAAGGTCTCTTCGTTCCTTGTCAGCCGTTCGGAAATTCCGAACACCTCGTCAAGTGAGATCCCAAGCGCCTTGCAGATAGGCGCGACGGTGTAAATAGACGGGGCTTTGGAAAACTTTGAAAAGAAGTTCTGCACGGTGGACAGCGGCACGCCGGAAGTGTCTGAAATTTCCTGATAGGTCAGTTTCAATTCTGCCTTGCGGATTTTGCACACCTCTTGGATGTTCATTTATACCACCTTAATTTCTTCGATTTTCACGCCGCGAAGTCACAAGATGAGGGCTTGCCGAACCTCGTCGAGCGCTGTCTTATTGCAAGGTTTTGGCGTTGAAATAGTTAAGCAAAGCGGAGTATGGTCAAATCATGCAGCGGCAACCGCTCCGTGCTGTCTGCACAGAGCCCCCGCCGTTGTTGCGGAGACGGCGGGGGCTTTTCTCTTACTTCATACCAAGGAGTTTGCCAAGTTTTCTTTGCCGCCCCGCTTTGGTCGTGGGAATCCCAGTTGCTTTTGAAATTTTTCTTTTCATCTTTGTGATTCCGAGCGCACGTTTCCAGCTAAAGGACAGGCCGGGGATTTTGCTCTTCGCCATTTGGCGCACCACCTTTTATTTTTGTATTTTCTCCCGAACTTTTGTGCAATAATCGACACATAGCCCCGTTACTATCAATTATTTGGAGGGACACAAAATGTTGTGCGAAGAAGAAAACCATGCTATTCTTATTAGAGAGCGCCTAAAATCTGAGGTGCTATCACTTACTGACAGCCAGGCGGAATATGTTTTATGGAGGTTGGAATGTTTATTGCAAGAAGAGAATTAAATAATCTGCGGGAAGAAAACCGCAAACTTAAATTGCAGCTTGCAGAGGCGCAGGAAGCGGAGCGAGAATACAACCGCCGATCTGCCATCATTGACAAAGCGGCGCTTCCGAAATGCAAAAGCATCGCGTGCTCTGGGTGCAAGCATGTTGTGGTCCGCTATACTACTTGGGGTGGTTGGTACGTTCTTGGCTGCGGGAAAGACAATCCCTGCAAAGACTACGAGCCGACAGACATTACCCCCGAAAAAGCTGAAGCTATCCGAGAAGCGCTGAACATTCAGTGGCAATATAATTAACCAGAGAACAAGCAATTCAGCAGAAACCCGAAAACAGCACCTATTGCAGCAACGAGGCAATCCCTCGCCGTTATAGACCACGCTTGGGAGTTTTCTTTCTGCGCATATGCAAGATAATTAGCCCCTCTTTGGCGAGCAATAAGCCCTCGCTTTTCGCCATTTACAAGGCAATATGCAAAGCTATGACCGCAGAGTACATCAGCATCATTTTCATTATGCGCGGTTATCAATACGGCATCGGTTCGCGCTTGCTTTAAAAGCTTTAGCTGCGCCTTTGTCAAAGCGATATACGGGAAGTCATCTTTCTTGTTATCAAGATCGCTTTCCCACTTTTGCCGCTCTGCATCGGTCAATATCTTATCATGCGGATTAGTCGGAATAAAAACATTACTCATAGTACTTGTTTTGCACTCAATACAATCGGAAGGAGTTTTTCACACTGAGCGTCGGACAAATCATCAATAGCTACCAATAGCGCTTTCTTTGCTGCGCTTAAGCCCTCGCCCTCTGTGGCGGGGGCTTTTTCGTTCTCGCTCGGCGTTATTCCCGCCAGCTCAAGAATAGACGCCCCCAAGTAATTTGCAATTACTTCAATGGTTTCAAACGGCGGGCTTTTTTTGGAATCTTCCCACTTACCAATCATTCCATTCCCAAGGCCAAGGTCTTTCTCTATTTGCTTGATCGAGGTCCCGCGTATTTGCGCAAAGCTTCTTATGTTTTGGACGATGATTTTATTACGTGTATTCATAGGAAAAAATATTTCTTTTGTAGCGAGTTAGCTATTGACAAGTAGCGGATTTTCTACTATAATAGCTTTCAGAGGGTGACAAAAACCAAGCCCCCACCGAATGCGGGCCTTAGAAAATGTTGAATTATGTCTGCAAAACTATAATAGCGCATTTTCTATCTTCTTGTCAAGAGCGTGGGGGCAATTCCCTCAAAATTTTCTATGCTACGCTATAGAAAATTCGCATTGTCCTTGACAATGCGAATAAGTGTGAAAGGAGGATCGAGAGTGATTTATGAGAACGTCAAGCGCCTTTGCGATGAGCGAAATATCAGCATTTGGGCGCTTGAGAGAGCGTGCGGCATCGCAAATGGCGCGATTGGGAAGTGGAATGGCAGTATCAATGCTCCGCGCATTGACACCGTGAAAGCCATCGCCGACTACTTCGGCGTTACCGTGGACGCGCTGCTGAAATCCAGCGATGGGCAGTAAAAAATGCCCCGCCCAATGTTGCAGCATCGAGCGGGGCGGGTGGGACAAATCTTAGGCTTAGATATGTGTCCTGTGGCTATTTTAGCACAGGGGAAAGGAAAAGGCAATGAGTAAAAAGCCAGAGTACAAAATCATTTGGGTCACGCCCCCTGACCCCGTAAAGCTGGGGACGATCATGGGCGAGATTTACGCCAGGAACAGAGGACTTGAGTTTGTCGGCCTTGTGCCGAACGGCAAGGATAGCGGAGGTGCGAAATGAGCGCGTTTGCATGGGCGCTGACGTATATCGGGGCCGCTACGGTGAGTTATCTGTTTATGTGGCTGCTGGACAAACTGGACAGGCCGGGGAAGTAAAATTAATAGGGAGGGAAGACGATGCGGGACGTGCTGAAAGCGGCGGGGCGACCGGTATATGGAGGAGGACGAGGAATGAGCATCATTGTCCTTCCGGAGACCCTTGAAGCATGGAAAGAAGAGCGGAAGTACGGCATCGGCGCATCCGACGCCGGGGCCATGATGGGGATGAGCAACTGGAAAAGCAATGAAGAGCTTTGGCTGGAAAAAACCGGGCTCCGGGAGCCGGAGGATATTTCCGGGAAGCCATTCGTCCAGTATGGGCATGACGCGGAGCCGCACCTGCGGGCGCTGTTCTCCTTGGACCATCCTGAAATGGAGGTTACATACGACAGCCCATACAAGATCATCCGCAACAGTGAGTACCCGTTCATCTTCTGCACCCCGGACGGAGAGCTGACGGAGCGGGAGACGGGCCGCCATGGCGGGATGGAGATCAAGACAACGGAGATCAAGAACCCCGGGCAGTGGGACCATTGGAATGGCCGCATCCCGGACCAGTATTACTGCCAAGTCATCTGGCAGATGATCGCCGCCGGATGGGAATTTGTATGGCTGCTGGCGCAGATCAAGTGGACCGACCGGGAGGGGAATCACCGGAAGGACACCAGGGAGTATCTGATCGAGCGGGAAGAGGTTTTGGACGATATCCAAAGCACCAAGGCGGAGGGAATCAGATTTTGGCGTTCTGTGGAAGCAAAAAAGCGCCCAAACCTGAAGCTCCCGGAGATTTAACGAGAAAAGGAGAAAAGACCATGGAATTTATCATGAGCACGGATTTGACCACCGCACTGCCGAAGGAAATCGGCTTCAACTTTGAGGAGCTGAAGGCGGAGCTGGCTGAGAAGCTGGACTATTACAACAACCTGGTGGTCACGGAGGACACCATCAAGGAGGGCAAGGCCGAAAAGGCCAAACTGAACAAACTGCGGGAGGCCGTGGAGTCCAAGCGCAAGGAGATCAAGAAGGAGTGCATGGCGCCCTACACCGATTTTGAGGCCAAGGTCAAGGAGCTGGTGGCCATGATCGACGCCCCGGTGGCCGCCATCGACGGGCAGCTAAAGGTTTTCGAGGAACAGCGCCTGGAGGAGAAGTGGAAGGCCATTGAAACTGTTTACGACGAGATTGTGCCGGACGAGATCAAAGCCATCATGCCTTTGGATCGTATTTTTGACCAGCGATGGCTGAATACCACATTCAAGATTGAGGCCGTGGGCGAGGCCATCGGAAACCTGGCGGATAAGATCGACGACGATCTGACCGTGCTGGACACCATCGAACCGGAGTTTTCCACCGCCGTCCGGGCAAAGTACATGGTGACGCTGGACATCGGCGCAGCGTTGCGCCACAAGAAGGCCCTTCAGGATGCCGCAGAGGCCGCCAAAAAGCGGGAGGCATCCATGGCAGTGGATAACGAAAAAATTGTGGAGCAGCCCCGGGTTCAGGAAAAGCTGTACCTGCTGCGGCTGGAATTCCATCTGACACAACCACAGGCAACGGCGCTGAAGCAGTTCCTTTCCAGCAACGGCATCCAATACACGAAGATTTGAGGAGGAGAATACCATGGCATTGAATAACAGCATTGCAGCGACGAAAAAGACAGCCAACGACAAGGTTGTGGATTTTAAGTGCGGTGAGGAGGTCGTCAGGCTCTCCCCGAATATCATCCGGAAGTATCTGGTGAACGGAAACGGCGCCGTGACGGACCAGGAGATCGTGATGTTCCTGAACCTCTGCCGGTTCCAGCATTTGAACCCGTTCCTGCGGGAGGCTTACCTGATTAAGTACGGGAACAGCCCGGCCACCATTGTGGTGGGCAAGGATGCCATCACGAAGCGGGCCATGCGGAACACCGCATTTTGCGGGCAGCAGGCGGGAGTGGTGGTTCTGAACACAGAAACCGGAGTCATGGAGAACCGGATCGGCGCCATCGTCTTGAAAGGCGAGGAGCTGGTGGGCGGCTGGGCCAAGGTTTTCGTCCGCGGATACCAGGAGCCCATCGAGATTTCTGTGGCATTTGAAGAATACGTCGGTCTGAAGAAAACCGGAGAGGTCAACGAACAGTGGACCAAGAAACCGGCCACCATGATCCGCAAGGTGGCGTTGGTCCAGGCCTTGCGTGAGGCCTTCCCCGAGGACTTGGAGGGCATGTATGACCCCACGGAGATGAATATTGACGTGAGCGATCTGGCGTCCGCTCCGGTGGACATGGATGCTCCGCAGCAGGCAATCGAACCCAGAGCGGAAGATTTCGCATCCTCAGCGCCGGAGGCTCCGCAGCCGACGGAAGAGCCGGAGGGCTTTTAAGCCATGAAGGCCGTTTTTGAGCGGGCCAAGGTGATCGTGGATGGAGAGGACACCTATCTCTGCCTCTCCATCCCCCGCCGGGACGCCGCCAAGTTCGTCGGAGAAATGAAACCGCGGAAGTACGCCGTGGAGATCAAGGAATACCGTAAAAAGCGGAGTCTGGACGCCAATGCATACGCTTGGACGCTGATTGGAAAGCTGGCGGCGGTGCTGAGCACTAAGGAAGCACCAGTCACGCCGGACAACGTTTACCGGGACTGCATCCGGGACGTGGGCGACAACTACGACGTGATCCCGGTGAAAGAGGACCGGATTGAGTACTGGAACCGTATTTGGTGTGCCGGGCACATCGGGCGCTTTACGGAGGACCTGGGGCCATGCCGCTCTATCCCCGGATATCACAATATTCGGACATATATGGGGTCCAGCGACTACGATACCGCCCAGATGAGCCGACTGATCGAGATCATCATCCAGGAATGCAAGGCGCAGGGCGTTGAGACCCTGCCGCCGCGAGAACTGGATGCCCTCGTTAGCCGGTGGGGAGAGGTTAGCGTATGAACGACAAAAGATGCTTTTTGTGCGGCCGGAATGACTCCGGTGACCCGCTGGAGCGTCACCACATTTTTGGCGGCGCGAATCGGAAGAAAAGCGAGAAGTACGGCCTTGTGGTGTATCTGTGCGGCAATCGCTGCCACCGGAACGGGCGCGGCGCGGTACACAAGAACGGAGACCAGATGCGCCGTTTGAGACGGTACGGGCAGCTCAAGGCGATGGAGGAGCAGAGATGGACGGAGGCGGACTTTCGCCGCGAATTCGGGAAAAGCTATTTATGAGAGGAGATAAGAGATGCTGAACAAGATTTTCATCATGGGCCGGTTGACATGCGATCCGGAGCTGCGCAGGACACAGAACGGTACAGCCGTCACCAGCTTTACACTGGCGGTAGACCGGGACTTTAAGAACGCGGACGGCACTAAGGACACGGATTTTATTGGCGTGGTTGCATGGCGCACCACCGCCGAGTTTGTGCACAAGTATTTCTCCAAGGGGCGCATGGCCGTTGTGGAGGGTCGCTTGCAAATGCGGGACTGGACGGACAAGGACGGCAATAAGCGCCGGAACGCCGAGGTGCTGGCGGACAACATTTACTTTGGCGATGCCAAGAAGGACGCGGACAGCGGCGCCAAGAAATACGCGGGCGGACAGTTCGTGGAGGTGGACGAGGACTTCGACGCGGACGACGATTTTCCGTTTTGATAGGAGGTAGAGCGGCATGGATTACTGGCACAAGCGGTACACCTGCCCATACTTTACCAGCAGCGAGAAACGGCGGGTCTGCTGCGAGGGCGGTAGCCGCGTCAGCTTTGAGACGGGCGGCGCGGCATCCCGCTATATGAATCAATTCTGTGCCGGGGCGTGGGAGCATTGCACCATCGCACGGCACCTGACGGACGAGTACGAGAGGCAGGGAGAAAAGAATGGGAAATAGGCGTATCGCCGAAGGAGTGAGAGGCGGTGCATAGTGGCTCTTGAGTACATTCCCTTTTATTTCAGCTATCGCAAAAAATTGGAGAAACTCTCAGATCAAGAGGTAGGTCGGCTTGTACGGGCCTTGCTGGAATATGGCGAGACCGGAGAGACGGAGGAACTTACGGGACGGGAGTCGATCGCATTTGATTTTATTGCGGACGATATAAATAGGGCAAAAGCGGCGTATGACGAGAGATGCGCGAAGAACCAGCGCAACGCCAAAAAGCGATATGCACGGCATGATGGTACGACCGTATACGATTGCATACGAACGGATGCGACCGCATGCGAAACGTGCCAAACCAAAGACAAAACCAAAGACAAAACCAAAGATAATACACTCCCACCTAACGGTGTGAGTGATACGCGCGCGAAGCGCTTCACACCGCCATCCGTTGATGATGTATCCGCCTATGTTCAAGCGCAGGGCTATCACGTCAACGCAGATCGTTTTGTCGCCTTTTACGAGCAAAAGGGCTGGATGGTAGGCAAGAACCGCATGAAGGACTGGAAAGCCGCCGTGCGGAATTGGGAGACGAGGTGGAAGGAGGAACACGACGGTGGACATAACGGCGGTGCTGGAGCACCTGCAAAAAAATGGAATATCCCAGGAGAAGTCGTACTTTGAGTGCCCGGACTGCGAGGACAGGGGCTATACGGTCACACGCAGTGCCACCGGGGAGCTTATAACCCGTAGTTGCCCTTGCCAAATACGCAAGGACAACCAGCGGCGCATTGAGCGTAGCGGTCTGTCCGGTCTGCTGGAAAGCTGTACGCTGGAGACGTACCAGACGGCGGAGCCGTGGCAAAAGCAGGCAAAGCAGATGGCCGAGGCGTATATCACGGATTGGCGCGGGAAGTGGTTTTATGCCGGTGGGACCCCCGGCAGCGGAAAGACGCACCTGTGCACGGCGATCTGCGGGAAGTTGATGGAGGCAGGCTTGCCGGTACGGTATATGCAGTGGCGGTCGGACATTCCATCCATCAAGGCAAAGGTAAACGATGCGGAGCTGTACGCAGATGCCGTGGGAAAGCTGAAAACGATCCGCGTGCTTTACATCGACGACTTTCTCAAGGGCAACGTGACGGAGGCTGACCGGAACATTGCGTTTGAAATACTCAACGCACGGTACATAAAGCCTGAGTGTGCTACGATCATCAGTTCTGAGCGGACGATAGGACAGATATTGGACTGGGACGAGGCGATAGGATCCCGCATTGCGGAGCGCGCGAAGGGCTTTACCATGAGCGTGACGGGCAGCGGAAAAAACTGGAGGTTGAGATGAACAAACGAGGGTTGGAGAAAAGAGGATTAGAGGATGGGCTTAAAGAGTGACGACCTGGCGCGGCTTAGTCCTGCGGCGCAGAAGCAGGTCATGGAGAAGATGCGCAAGCCCGGAAAGTACAAGGCGCAGAAGACGCGGCGCGGCAAGCTGACTTTCGACAGCAAGAAGGAGGCGGAGCGCTATGACGCTTTGTTGCTGCTGCAAAATGCCGGGGAGATACGGGGGCTAAAATTGCAGGTGCGGTACTGCTTGCAAGAGGCGTACACGACGTTTGAGGGCGACCGCGTGAAAAGTATCGACTACATCGCGGACTTCGTGTACGAGAGCAGAACGGCTCCTGACAGCTACGGCCAGCGGTACTGGCTTCCGGTGGTGGAGGACGTGAAGGGGATGCGTACCCGCGAGTATGCCATGAAAGCAAAGCTGTTCCGCAATCGGTACGGGTTTGCTATACGGGAGGTGTGAAGCGTGAAACAACAAATCGCATTGAACGTAGACTGCATGGAGTATATGCGGACGCTACCGGACAAGGCGTTTGACCTTGCCATCGTAGACCCGCCGTATGGAATTAGCATTCATGATAGTGGTCGATTGAAAAAATACAATGCCACTGAAACAAGATGGGACGATGCGACTCCGGGTGATGTGTATTTTAGCGAATTAAAAAGATGCAGCAAAAACCAAATAATATGGGGGGGGAATTATTACGATCTTCCGCCTTGTAGGGGATTTGTTATTTGGGACAAAAAGCAGCCGGAAGATATTTCTTTTGCATCTTGCGAATTTGCATGGACTTCTTTTGATACATCTGCGAGAACTTTATCGACGGTTCTTAAAGATAATCCAATTTGCGAGCCTGTCATAGAAAAGGATGAAAGCGGTCATTACGCCATTTCCGTGGCAGACGGCAAGAAATACCCGGTTTACGAAGTCCGAAACGGTCTTATTTCCATCAAGGAAAAACAATACCAGATTAAACTGGCTGATGGTTTCTATATCATTCGCAAGCTGACCGTGCGCGAATGTATGCGCCTACAGACCGTGCCGGAAACATACGCCCTTCCAGTCTGCGACACGCAGGCGTATAAAATGCTTGGTAACGGATGGACGGTGGATGTGATCGCGCACCTGTTGAGCCACTTTGACGGCCTGACGGAGGAGCCGGTGGAGGTGCTGTCCATGTACGACGGCATGAGTTGCGGGCATATCGCGTTGGACAAGCTGGGCGCGAATGTCGCCGCCTACTATGCAACGGAAATCGACAAATACGCCATTCAGACCACGCAGCACAATTTCCCGGAGACGGTGCAGTTGGGGGATGCGTTTCAAGTACGGAAGGAGGACTGGACGCTATGACAAGAGATGAGATCGTGACCGCGCTGCGGTGCTGTGCAAACCACACGGCTTGCAATTCGTGCGAACTCAGGAATACAGGAGAGTGCCTGAGGATTATGCCTGCCGCCGCTGACCTGATCGAGAACCAGCAGCGGGAGATAGAAGCGCTGAAATCTGCTCTGCATGAAATGGCTGTTGACTTTGTGGCGATGGGCAGAATTGACTATTGGTTTTGTGACGATGTGCCGACAGAACTGCACATGAAGCACCAACCGAAAAACGACGGCAACTACGAAAATGAGCCATGCACTGAATGCGTGAAAGAATACTATTTGCAAAAAGCGAGTGGCGAAATCGATGCAAGAAGTAGGGCAGATGAAGGATGAGAACAATGGAACGACCTACGAGGACACTGGGCTGACGCCGGGAGACATCAAGGAATTGCTTGACATGGCTGTGTCGAAAACAAACAAGGTTTTGCGGCTTGAAGAAGAACTGCACGCCATGAAAAACGAGCTTTGCCAATACTGCGGTAAGTACAAACAAGCACATGAGGGCGCCTGTGACGGGTGCAAATGGAGGGAAGTGTGATGACCAAGGTCTTTTGCGATATTTGCAAAAAGGAAATTGAATGCGACAGCGAAGCCAGCGAGTACAAGATAAAGCGGCTTACACACAGCTTCCACGAAAGCTGGTGGGTACGTCTGACGGTGCATAAGGACTGCTGGAGAGAACTGTGCAAGAGCATTGCGGAAAAGGAGAAGAAGTAAATGGATGCTGTGAAGTTTGTCGAGGAGCGGAACAGAATGTGCGGCACCATGAGTGAGGTGTGGGGCGTTGATGCGGCGCAAATTGTGAAGAACACCGAGGAATGGTCTGCCGCACACCCGCGCAAGACGCGGCAGAGTGTGTTTTTGGAGCAGTGGCCAAACTGCATGGTGGACCGTGATGGTACTGTTGGGATGTGCCCAAGAAATGTTGACAAAAATTATATCTGCGATTTGAATCGTTACACTGGATGCCTCGATTGCCGCCGTGAGTTTTGGATGCGGGAGGCGGAGTGATGGAACGACTGACGGAAAAGCATTATCTTGGCACCGACCATTACATGAAGTGTTCTGGTAGCTGCAATGTGGACATGGATTGCATAGATTGCCCATCGTTTGACTGTCTGGTTGAACGCCTCGCCGCCTACGAGGACACGGGGCTGACGCCGGAGGAAGTGGCTGCGCTGGTTAAAGACTGGAGCGACCTTTGCACTATTGTCGGAGAGTGCGGTGGCATTAGCCGAGTAAGGGTGCTGGCCGAGGCCGACAAGGACGGGCGGCTGGTGGTGCTGCCGTGCAAGGTGGGACAGCGGGTGTTTGCCTTGTTGGACACGGATAAGCATATAAGCGAGTGCGAGGTCAAGCAGATTGGTATGGGCAATAAAATCGGCTTTATTGGCCTTGAGCCAATAGGAGCCAGAGGGCGGGAGTATGGCGTAGCGCTAAACGGATTTGGCAAGACCGTATTTCTCACCCGCGAGGAGGCGGAGAACGCATTGGGGGCGATGAAGAAATGAGTAAGGCTGTTATGCTGAGCATCCGCCCCAAGTGGGTGGAGAAGATCGCCAGCGGTGAAAAGACCATCGAAGTCAGAAAGACCAGGCCAAAGCTGGAAACGCCGTTCAAGGCGTACATCTACTGTACGATGCCTGACGCGAAGGACCCGCACAACATTCTTGAGCTGCACGGTGCAGACGGGAAAATCCGCAAGGCTAACGGCAAGGTCATTGGGGAGTTTGCCTGTGAGCGGATTGTCCCGATCACATACGATGGCGGCAGGCTATGGTGTCCAACAAATGCCGCCTTTTCCCCTGCGACGTGCTTATCTCAGGCAGAAATTATAGCTTATATCGGCGATAAGGGGCGTTGTTACGGTTGGCATATCTCCGGCCTAAAAATCTACGATACGCCGAAGGAGCTGAGCAAGTTTTCGCGCCCGTTTGAAAACTGCATAGACAAAGTGTGTGATGAATTTGGGTGTGCATCATGCGAAAATGGCGGTCATATCAAGCGCGCGCCGCAGAGTTGGTGCTATGTGGAGGAGATGAAGGATGGCTGAATACAAAATCTGCTTTAGCGTGGCTGGGGCGTTCGGCGCTCAAATCAGCTTTGAGGCAAAACCCGGCGTATCCTATGAGGACGCTGCGGCGTCTATTGACAAGGAAAAGCTGGTCCGGTTGATGTGCCTCGACACCTTGGGCTATTCCGCAAAGGACATTGAGATTATCACGCCGGAGCAGTACGAGGCGGAATTTGGAGGGGATGAAGATGTCTGACATTAAGACAAAACTGAATGTTGGAGATACCGTTTGGTGGGTGAATTGCTCCAACAAAGTGTACAAGGGGACAATCAAAGAAATTGTATGCTGCGACTATCAGGGCGCACTCTACTGCGGCATTTACAGCCCATCTTACAGACGGAATACAAATCCGGTCGTTCACTATTCTTCTGTTTTCGAGTCCAGAGAAAAGGCACAAAAATTTGCAGAGTATCAGGAAGAAAACCCTGACGATGTGTTCCCCAAGTGTATGGGGTGCCACTACAATGCGTTCAAGGAGGATTGATGATGGCTGAATACATTGAGCGGGAAGCAACGATTAAGGCGATTGTTGACAGCAGAAACAGGTATTATAACAGTGCGAGCAGCCAATATTTAGTCGGGCGCTGTGATGGCTTGGATATTGCGGCAGGACTGCTTCGCGTGGCCCCAGCCGCCGACGTGGCCCCGGTGGTGCGGTGCAAAGATTGCGAGAACAGCTACTACGTAGTGGATGGTCTGATATGCTCATACGGCCCGTGCCTTGAATGCCATGTGCCACCGGAATTCTGGTGCGCTTACGGCAAGAGGAGGGAGGATGCCCATGCCCAAGACTAACCCCCGCAGAATACCCCGCACACAGGCCGACGTAGACAAAGCCTACAGCAACGGCATTGTGGAGGGCTTGAACCGGGGCATAGATCTGATGCTGTATGTCCTGATCGATAAGCACGACGCGCCGATGGACGATGTGCAGCAGCTTGCCGGGGAGCTAAACCACGCCGCTCAGTGCGTGGCGGAAGGGTACGTTACCTGGGCAGATATCCGGCAGATGCTCAAAGAGTACGGCGTTGAGACGGCGCTGGAATAGGAGGTACGATGAACGTTTACAGAGGGGTCCCAATAATCTTGTGCGAAGAGCCCAAGCTTGCTATTGCGGATGTGGAAGAGCACTTTGTAGGGAGCTCTGATGGTTCCTTTTGCGGCGCGTGCTTGAAAATTCATGTACATGGCGCCGTGAAACCATTCCGCCATACGTTCGCCAAGGCGCATGTGTTTGGGCGGGACGTGACGGTGTATCAGGGAAACAGACCAAACACGTTGATTATAAAGGGCACGGAACCGGAGGGGTTCTATGACACTCCTGGAGGTGCTACATGAGCAACAAATACTCGCTCCCCTACGATATCCGCATGGAGTGTATCGCCTACGTCAGGGGCTATCCCCGCCGGGTCCGCGCGTACAATGCGGCCCGAGAAGAAGTGCTGGAAGCATCATCATTTGCCATGTCTGGTATGCCGCATAGCCCCGGTAACAGCAGGATAGCCGAGCGCAAGGCGGAACGGCTGGCAACCATAGAGAACTGGCCGGAGACAAAGAAAATGCGGGCCGTGGAATACGCCATGGACAACGTGGGCCGGGATATTGCCAATGAGAACGTGCGGCGCAAGCTGGTGTGGGTGATCATGCGGAATTGCGAGAACCGGGACAGATACCCGCTTAGAATCATGGACGGATGCGGATTCAGCGAGAGAACCATGAAGCGCCGCAAAGCTGCATTTTTGTGGCACGTAGCAGATTATTTGGGCCTGGTTTCCTAAAAGTTGGCCCATTAGGCACATAAAAACGTGCTAAAATAGTATCATCGGAGAGTGGAACCAGTCAGCCCACAACCCGAAATTTCATTTTTCTCCTCTTTCTTCCCTCCATAGGTTAAGGCACAGCCGGTAATGGGTGCCTCCGCGCAAGCGGCCTCGCAAGGGCGTTACCGGCATGCAGACACTCACGGGATATCTCGCGGGTGTCTGTTTTTATGCGGGTGTAGCCAAAAGGTAAGGCACGGGACTTTGACTCCCGTATGTGCTGGTTCGATTCCAGCCGCCTGCGCCAAACTCTAAACGGAGTCACCAACGGAGTATAAACAAGTGGGGTAACCGTGGAAACCGGACATATATGCGGCATAGGTACCCCGTAGTGTGAGGAGACCACAGCGAGTGACAGGGGCTTTCCCTGAAGCGCTAAAGCAGGGCAGGACTGCAATGCCGTACCATCCCGGCCAGCGGGCGAGGAAGCGTAAAAAGCTAAGTATTAGGCGGCTGGTATAATTGCCAAGTTCTTGATGGCTGGTAGGAAGACGCAGCGCAGCCGGGAGCCTGTGAAAAGACAAACGCCCAATGTGGGCGGCGTTGTATGCCCCTCAAAATCGAAGGCTTGCGCTTATGCGTGGGGTAATGGTAGAGACTGCGGGGCGGGTAAAGTCTGCTATGTAAGGCCAAGGGGTGGGGGCTGGTAGCAAAATTGATTTGAGGTGGTGACAATGGCTGCGCGTCTGACAGACCGACAGAAAAAGAAAATACTGGCGGACTATGTGCAGACGAATAACTATTGCGCCACAGCGAAAATCAACGGCGTATCCGCAACGACGGTCAAGAACCTTGTGCGGGCGAATGCCGACATTGTGGAAAAGTGTGAGCAAAAAAAGGAAGAGAACACCGCCGATGTGATGGAGTACATGAACGACCACAAAGACCTTGTGTGCTCTTTCATCGGCAAGGGGCTTGAAATGCTCAACGACCCGGAGAAGCTGGCGGCGGCAAATCTCAGCCAGATCACAACAGCAATGGGGACGCTAATTGACAAATGGGCGATGATCGGCGGCAGCCCTGTCGACACGATGAGGGAAGACGCGCTCAGTCAGAGCCTAAAGGAAATGGCAAAGGAGCTTGAGAGCGATGATTAAGATTTACGGTTGCAGCGATGACCTTGTGGAAATTTGCGGTAGCGTTTACAAAGAAGACGAAATCGGCTGTTTTGACCATGATGTTCGTATCCGTTTTTTTGATGGGACGATTATCCGTATTGGCTATCCTAAAAAGGACTTAGGCGTTTGGTGGATTGAGGTTGAAAAACAAGGGACGGCAAAACAGGCGTTGGCATTATGTGATGACGAAGATGACGATATTTATAGTGACATCTTTGAAATTGACGCAGAGATTAAAAGCCATTCTGTGATCACGCAGAAATATCCGACCAGACCATGATTAGCCAAAAGCAGAAAAAAATCCTCGCATTTCCATACAGCCGCTATGACGCGCTGATCTGCGACGGCGCCGTTCGTTCCGGCAAAACCTCCATCATGATGTGGGCGTTTGTCCGCTGGGCGATGGAGAATTTCAGCGGTCAGCGCTTCGGTGTGTGTGGCCGCACGGTGGATAGCTGCACCAAGAATATCATCGTGCCGTTCACAGCGATGAGCCTTGCAAAGGAACGTTATATCATCCGCTGGCGGCGCGGCGACAAGGTGATGGAAGTGCGGCGCGGAGCCGTGACGAATTACTTTGAGGTGTTCGGCGGCAAGGATGAGGCCAGCTATACGCTGATCCAAGGCCGGACGCTGGCGGGTGTGCTGCTGGACGAAGTGGTGCTGATGCCGCGCTCGTTTGTGGAACAGGCGCTTGCACGTTGTTCCGTTGACGGTGCGCGGTTGTGGTTCTCCTGTAACCCCGGCAGTCCACATCACTGGTTCTATCAGGAGTGGATCAAGCGAAGCCGTGAGCGCAACGCACTGTATCTACATTTTGAAATGACGGACAACCCCGGCCTGAGCAAGCGCACCCTCGAACGGTACGAGAATATGTATGCCGGTATATTTTATGACCGGTATGTGCGCGGCCTGTGGGTAGCGGCAGAGGGCATCGTTTATAAGGACTTTGCCAACGATACAGAAAAGTATTTGATCGGAGACCCTTTGGAGTGGGCCAAGCAAAACGGCGCCAGCTTTTCAATCATTTCAATTGGCGTTGACTTCGGTGGTACAAAGTCCGCAACGAAATTTCAAGCCACCGGGATCACAAAAGATTTCCGTGTTGTGGCGTTGGAAGAAGAATACATCAAAAACGAAGAGATTGACCCGAATGCATTAAACCGGCGTTTTGCTACGTTCTGCCAGCTGATAACGTCAAAGTATGGGTACAGCCAGACAAGAGCGGATAGCGCGGAAACGGTGCTAATTCGTGGGTTAGATCATACCGCGCAAAAAATGCGCCTCGGAACGCAGGTCAAGAATGCAATGAAACTGCAAATCACAGATAGAATCAGGCTTGTGGTGCTGCTGATGAAACAGGGTCGTTTTAAGGTTTCGCGCAACTGCCCGCATCTGATCGATGCACTGCAAACCGCGATTTATGATCCTGATAAATTTGAGGACGAGCGCTTGGATGACGGCACGTCCGACATCGACAGTTTGGATGCTTTTGAGTACAGCATTGAGCCTTATTACAAAGACCTGGAACGTGCCGGGCACATGATGGGACGGTGAAATAGTGAATATTCGGAGAGCATTAAAGGATCTTGGGTTTGACACGGTCGACAATAAATTCTATTCTCTGATCGACCTGTGGGCCGCATGGTATAAGGGAAACGTTGAAGATTTCCACAGCTATACGGTGTGGAATGGAATTGAAGAGCTGGAGTGCCACCGGTATTCGGTGGGAATGGGAAAGAAAGTCTGCGAGGACTGGGCCAACCTCTTAATGAACGAGCGAGTCAACATCACGCTTGAAGGCAAACAGGAACAGGAATTTATCGATACTGTTTTTGCCGATAACAACTGGGAGGTCAAGGCTAACGAATCGCAGGAGCGCAAAGCGGCAGTAGGAACCGTCGCGTATGTGCCGGTGATGGAAGGCATGGGAATTAACCCAGATACAGCAGAAATCATTGACTCTGGCCGCATTCGCATCAACTACGTCAGCGCCTGGAACATCTACCCGCTGACGTGGGATAACGGCGTTATCCGCGAGTGTGCGTTCGCATCCACTCGGAAGGTCGATGAAACAGAATATACTTACATCCAGGTGCACCGGCTGCGCAACGGCGAGTATGACATTGAGAACCATCTGTATGATGCGGAGGAAGTACCGCTGGCCAGCGTGAAAGGGTTTGAGACAATTCCTCCGGTGATTCATACCGGCAGCGACAAGCCGCAGTTTGTGATTGACCGGCTGAACATTGCAAACTCTGACGAAAACAACCCGCTTGGCGTGGCTGCGTTTGCCCACGCCATCGACCAGCTTAAGAGCGTTGACATCACCTATGATAGCTATGTAAACGAGTTTGTCCTTGGCAAGAAGCGCATTGTGGTGCAGCCGGAGGCCATCAAAAGCGTTGACGGTCGCCCTATGTTCGACAAGCGTGAGACCATATACTATGTTATGCCGGAAAACAGAGGAAGTGATGGCAGCATCCTCCAACAGGTCGACATGACGCTGCGCACAGCGGAGTTTAACACCGGTATGCAAGATATGCTGAACATCTTGTCGAGCAAGTGCGGATTCGGTGAAAACCATTACAAATTTGACCGAGGCAGTATTGCAACGGCTACGCAAGTCATCAGCGAAAACAGCACATTGTTCCGGACTATTAAAAAGCATGAGATTTTGCTCGAGCAAGCGATCACAGGGCTGTGTCGCACCCTGCTTCGCATGGGAAATAAGTTTATGAACGCCGGGCTGGATGAGGAAGTTGAAATTTCCATTGACTTTGATGACAGTATCATTGAAGACAAGGGGCAGGACTTTAACCGCGATGTGCAGTTGCTTAACGCTGGCATCATGAACGACTGGGAGTTCCGTATGCGCTGGATGAACGAGGACGAGGCCACCGCAAAGGCGGCGCTTCCCAAGATGCAAGACATGACAAAAGAGCCGCAAGAAGATATCGAGTGAGGTGACGGCCAATGCGTCCTTACCCTTTTGACCCTGCTCTGCTTGACGCACTTCCGGAGGGTCTGGCAGAACTGTTTCGGGCGCTTGAGCTTGTGCTGCTGGATGAAATTTGCTCCCGGCTGAAAGCTGCGGATGAGCTGAACGAGGTAACAGTGCAGGCAATCCGTGCGCTGCGTTCCCACGGAATTGATCTTAAGGAGATTGAGAAAGCAGTTCTTGAAACTTCCGGCATCAGCAAAACAAAGCTGGATAAGCTGCTTGATGATGTGGTAGAGCGTAACCAGAAGTATTACACAGAGCTTATCAACCTTGCGCACATCACACAGCCGGGAAAACTGGTTGACGATGCGGAAGTTGCGGCAATCAAAAAGCAGACGATTGACACATTTCGAAACTTGACCGCTTCTATGGGATTCCTGGTGGACGCTGGACGCACGATGCTTCCGCCTGCCAAAGCATACCAATGGGCGCTGGATAATGCAGTAATGCAGGTGCAGAGCGGCGCGATCAACTACAATCAGGCAATCAAGACGGCGGTAAAGCAGCTTGCGGACAGTGGCTTGAAGGTCGTTGACTACGAGAGCGGCCACCGTGACCAGATCGATGTGGCTGCCCGCCGCGCGGTGATGACAGGTGTAAATCAAATTTGCGCGAAGTATACGGAGCAGTCGGCAGAATATCTTGAGACCCCATATTTTGAGGTTTCCGCACATTCCGGCGCTCGCGATAAGCCGGGGCCGTCTCCGTGGTCATCGCATAAAGATTGGCAAGGCAAAGTATACAGCATCCGCGCGGGCGATATTTACCCGAACATCTATGAGGTCTGCGGCCTTGGCGCTGTCGATGGCTTGGAGGGTGCGAACTGCCGGCACAGGCGGTTTCCATGGGTCGAGGGAGTGTCAGAGCGCACCTATACCGACGAGAAGCTTGAACATATTGATGATGATCTCGGCTGCGAGTTTGACGGGAAGAAATACACCGCATACGAAGCAACGCAGATGCAGCGGCGCGTTGAGCGAGAAATGCGCAGACTAAAGCGCGAGAAATCCGCTTACAAGGCCGCAGGATTGCATGAAGATGAGACTGCGGTAAACATAAGGCTGCGGCGGTTAAACGCTAAATACAAGGCGTTCAGCGCGGCGGCAGGGCTGCCGAAGCAACGGGAAAGGATGAAGGTGCTGTATTGAACTGGGAAGAAGTCAAAAAGGCAATCGATGCAATTTTGAAGCGCGGAAACGATGCTGAAATCCGCCGCAAGGGCGATGGGTACATTGTCTTAGAGGTTAAGAAAACAATCAAATACAGCACTCAAACATAAAAGAAACCGCCCCGGTTAAGGGGCGGGGAAATCGTTATCTTTACTGTCTTGAATGTCCAACTGTTCCTTGATTTTGTCGTGTAACGCGTTCCACTTTCCGCTTTCATAGTTGGTATCAAGCATAAGGAGTAAGTCGATTACTTCACGGCGGGACAGTTTAATCGTCCTTGTTTTCAAGTTAATATTCATTGCTTTGTTTTCCTTTCTACCATCGTAACTTACTGGTTGGGAGTTTGAGTTAAAACCCGAGTTTCGTTTGACGATTGATCTCGTAAGCAACTCCTGCATCATAAGCCTTAATAAGTGGCAAAAGTCCGTTTTCTACTTCTTCCATGAGACCGTACATCGCGTTACTTTTGCAAGCGGGAACAATTTTCCTTTGCTCGTGCGCCTCCTTGATGCCAATTTCATAAGCTTTTATTTCAATGGCGTTCATGTCAATTTCCTTTCCGGCTTTTGCCTGTCACATTTGTTCCTTGTGAGTATATGATAATATAAGTTTACTTATATTTCAAGATGGGATATTCAACAATAAATTGCAGATTGGATTGTTGAAAATGTATAAGTTGACTTATTGCAAGGAATGTGATACCATGTTGCAAAAGGAGGTTTGCAGTATGGCAACAGAGGCGCAGATAATGGCAAGCACGAAGTACAACCGAAAACAGGACACCATAACGGTGAGGATGGATAAAGAAATTGGCAAAAAAATACGCGATGCCGCAGAACGGCAAGGCGTAAGTGTGAAAGAGTTTATTCTTGCGGCGGTAATGCCGCACATCAACGATAAGTAAATAACATCTTCCGCGCAATAGGGCGCGGGAAAGGGCAATAGGAGCCAACTTGTAAGGATTTCTTACAGGTTGGCTCTTTTTCTTTCAGGAGGCAACGCATGGCTAACAGCAAAGTCGACATTTTAGGCACGGATTACGAAATTGTCGTTAAAAAGTACGGAGACGATGAAGCGTTTGAGCGCAGGAGCATTGACGGATATTGCGACCACCTTTTGAAGCAAATCGTAATTTGCGACATGACAACCTATAAGGGGTGGGAAAACGAGCCAGTAGAAACGGCAAAAGAAGCTCAAAAGCAAACGCTACGGCATGAAATTGTACACGCATTTTTCAGCGAAAGCGGCCTTTCGGATAGCGGGCTTTCTTTTGAAGGGGCATGGTGCAAAAACGAGGAGCTTGTCGACTGGATCGCGTGGCAAGGGACAAAAATCCACAAGGCGTGGGAAATGGCAAACGCAATTTAGAACAGGTAAAACCCGCGAAGTACAGCGGTTTTTATACAACGTTCGCCCCCGAAGAATTGGGGCCAAGGAAAAGGAGAACGAATAACATGGCGAAATTTACGAGAGCGGAAATTAGAAATATTCTCGGCGAGGCTTGCACCGAAGAGATCGAAAATCGCTTGGTTGCGCTGCATCTGGGCGTGGTTGACCCCCTCAAGGACGATCTTACGAAGTACAAGGCGGACGCGGAGAAGCTGCCCGGCGTCCAGAAGGAATTGGACGGCCTCAAGGCGGCGGGTGACGGCGGTTACAAGGAAAAGTACGAGAAGGAACACTCGGCCTTTGAAACTTACAAATCCGACGTCACGGCAAAGGAAAGCAAGGCGGCGAAGGAAAAGGCCGTGCGCGCTTACTTTGAGAGCAAAAACATCACCGGCACGAATCTCGACCTTGCAATGCGCGGCTGCGGCGAGGAAATGGCCGCCTTGGAGCTGGACGGCGAGAAGATCAAGGACACCAAGAGCCTTGACGCTCTCGTAGACGGCACTTATAAGAGCCTTGTTTCTAAGCCTGCTGTCCGGCTGGACATGGGCGCACGGCTCAACGAGGGCGGCAAGCCTATGACCAAGGACGAGATTATGAAAATCACCGACAGAACGGAGCGGCGCGCTGCAATCGCCGCAAATATGGATTTGTTTAGAAAGGAAGAATAAAAATGGCTGTTGATCCTAAGCTGATTAAGAAGGAAGATCTTGCCCGTGTTCGCGAGATCGAGTTTACCGAAATGTTCGGCTATTCCATCAAGAAGTTGATGGAGGCTCTGGGCGTTACCCGCAAGATCGCCAAGCAGGCCGGTACTGTGCTCAAGAGCTACAAGGCTACCGGAACTCTGGAAGACGGCGCTGTGGCCGAGGGCGAGACCATCCCTCTGAGCAAGTACAAGACCGAGGCTGTGAACTACAAGGAGATCACCTTGAAGAAGTGGCGTAAGGCCACTTCTGCCGAGGCAATCACTGATCGCGGCTACGATCAGGCCGTCGAAATGACCACCGATGAAATGCTGAAGGACGTGCAGAAAGGTATCCGCAAGGATTTCTTTGGCTTCCTCGCAACCGGTACTGGCACGGCCAGCGGTGCTACCTTCCAGGCGACCTTGGCTCAGGCATGGGGTCAGCTGCAGGTGCTGTTCGAGGATGACGAGATCGGCGCAGTGTATTTCATGAACCCGCTGGATGTTGCGGACTATCTCGCAACTGCCAACATCACCCTGCAGACCGCTTTCGGCATGACCTATGTCGAGAACTTTCTCGGCCTGGGCACCGTGATTCTGAACTCCAGCGTCCCCAAGGGAAAGATTTACGCCACCGCCAAGGACAACATCGTCCTGTACTACATCCCTGTGAACGGCGCAGATCTGGGCGAGGTGTTCAACTTCACCACCGACGCCACCGGTTATATCGGTATCCATGAGGAACCCGATTACACCAACATGACCGCATCCGATACCGTTATCAACGGCATGGTGTTGTTCGCCGAGCGCATTGACGGCGTGGTTGTCGGCTCCATCACTCCGGCAGTGGGGGGCTAAGCGAACTGCTGAGTGAGCCTGACCCTGAAACTTCTTCTTTCTCCAACATGACAAAAGCCCAACTGCTTGATTATGCCAGGGGAAACGGGGTGGACGGGGTCAGCAGTTCAATGCGCAAGGCTGACATAATCGCAGTATTGGAAGGGAGCTGACCCGTATGACATACGCTGATTATACATACTACGCCGGAATCTATATGGGTTCTGTGAGCGAGGAAGATTTTCCGCGTCTGGCTGTTCGGGCCAGATCCTTCCTCGATTACTACACCCAAAACCGGGCGAAAGACAACGCTGATATGGACGCTGTAAAGATGTGTTGCTGCGCATTGGTGGACAAGTATCAGTTGATCGAGACCGCGCAGCAACTTGCCGCAACCAGGCTGACGGATGCGCTTACCGGCGGTGACGTGAAAAGTGAAACGGTAGGCGGGTATTCTCGCACACTGGCCAGCGGCGGGGAAAGCGCCGCTGCTGCATTGAGTGCCACGGACGGCGCAAGAAAATTGCTGGCGGAAACGTGCATGGAATACCTTGCCCATACAGGGTTGCTGTATCGCGGAGGTGGTTGCAGATGTACACTCCCCACACTGTAACGGTTTACAACGTCGTGCGTGAACCGGACCCTGCCACGCTAAAAGATGTCACAAACCTATATGTAACCGTGCTTGATGGCGTGTTCTGCGAGGCGGCAAAGGGAGTTAACGTGCGCAAAAGCGGGCTTGAAGGCGCCGACGCAGTAAACCTGTATATCCCATTTACGGTAAAAGCTGTGGATGGATTTAGCGGAAAGCCCAAGACATATACAGAGCCGCAAGCATTTTTTGCCTCAAGCGACAGGGCGGGCCTATGGACGTTATCCACCACCGGCAATGGTGGCGATACATTTTTCATCAAAGGCGAATTTGTAACGGACAACGAGGGCGTGGCATTGGCGCACGATAATTGCTGGAATGTGACTAAGGTTGACGCAAAAGACTTTGGCAGCGCAGATATGCAGCATTGGGAAGTGGGTGGGAAATAAGTGGCCGTTACCTTTGCGATGCATTTTGGCGGCATGGAGGCCATCAAGGACAAACTGGCTGAGAGCTGCACCCGCGCTGAAAGCATTGTGGGGCAGCAGGTCATAAAAGACACCGCGCCGTTTGTCCCTGCACTTACAGGATCTTTAACAATACGCACGAGGTTAGACGGCAACAAAATTATTTACCCCGGGCCTTATGCGCGGTTTTTGTACTACGGCAAAGTCATGGTTGATCCGCAAACCGGCAGCACCTTTGCGCCAAAGGGCGGGACGAAGGTTTTGACAAACCGAGACCTTGTATTTTCCAAGGCGATGCACCCGCAAGCACAGAGCCATTGGTTTGAGGCTTCCAAAGCGCAGAACATGGAGAAGTGGGTGCGGGTGGCAGATAAGGCGGTGAAGAAATTTGGAAAAGATTAAAAAGGCCGTGTCGGCGGCGGAAGAAGATCAGGTATCGCGCAAGCTACTTGTGTGGCTGAACACATACGCGGAGTTGCCAGTCGACATTATACGCTTTGAGTTTCTTCCTGCAGATACTTCCGCTATGGCGATGTCCACCATTCAGGCGGCGTACATCGTGCGGAGGTATATCACCGGCGGTTATGTGGCGGAGTATCAGTTCAAGATAATCTACCGAGTGAAGCCGGGGAACAGCAACGACAAACGGCTCAAGGCTGACGAACTGTTAAACGCTATCGGAGATTGGGCGACCGGCAAGCGCCCCGACATTGGTACCGGAAAACGCGTTGTAAGCCTGGAGCCTACTACGCGATCTTCTTTGTTCGCTGTGTATGAAAACGGCGACGAAGATCATCAAATCTTAATGAAAATGAATTACGAGGTGAATACATAATGCCAGATTTGACTTTTACAACACCGGAAGGTCAGACCATTGACCGCGAACTTTTGATCGCATACCTGAATACGGGCTCCTCCGAGTCCCCTGTGTGGAGTGCTATCGGCAAGCGGGTGGAGGACAGCAGCGAGGAAATGGACTGGGGCCAGGAGAGCAAGCAGGATGTGCTGGGGAACACATTCACAACCATGAAAAAGCCCGTTATTACACAGACCTTTGACCCCATCCCCTTGGATGCTGGTGATGCAGCAGCCGTGAAGATGTGGAATTTGGCCGTAAAAGACCACGATGCGCAGGCGCTGGCCAACCAGGACATGATGATCGGCCACTTCTACGCCACCAGCGGCGATGCAAAGTTTGCCGAGCGTTATGATTCCTGCGCCATTGCCGTTACTTCCATCGGCGGCGAGGGCGGCGGTACACTAAACATCGCCAGTGAGATTACCTATGGCGGGACCCGCACTTTGGGGACCGTGGCGAAGGGCGCTGCCGGCAAGATCGAGTTTGCTGCCGCACAGTAAAAAATAGGGGCGGGGTTTCCCGCCCCATTATCACGCAATATACAAATAAATCGGAGGACACCATGAGCGAAAATATCATCAAAATTGATACCGGCGTAGTCACTAAAACTTTTGTGACTACCGACGGGAAAGAATGTGAATTTGCGTTTAATCCGCTGGATATGGGGCTTTCTCGTCGGCTTTTTTCCGCGTTTGAAAAACTCGACAAAATGAACGATGGTTATAAGGACGAAGTGCAAAAAAACGCCGATAAAAAGGAAATTTTTGACATTGGCCAAAAGATGGACCGGGAAATGCGGGAGATCATCAACGGAGAAGTATTTGGGTTTGATATCTGCACCCCGCTTTTTGGTGAGCTGAATCTTTACGCGCTGGCCAACGGATTCCCCATTTGGGCAAATTTGCTTTTTGCGCTGGTGGACGAAATGGATACTGCGTATGCCCGGGAGCAGAAGCTTACCAACCCGCGCATTAGCAAGTACACCAAGAAGTACCACAAATGAGATACAGCCTGCCAAAATCCGTGGAGCTGGGCGGGAAGGAATACGCCATTCGGTCTGATTACCGGGACATTTTGGACATTTTGGAAATGCTTTCTGATTCGGAGCTGGACAGCGCCGATAAGGCAGAGGCAGTGATGGAAATGTTTTACCCGGATTACGAGGATATCCCATACACGGAATACGAGAACGCGGTGCGGCAATGCATATCCTTTATAAATTGCGGCGAGGAAGAATGCCGGGATGAAAAGCGACCTAAGCTCATGGATTGGCAGCAGGATTTCCCGATGATTGCAAGCCCCATAAATCGCGTGCTTGGCACGGAAATCCGCTCCCTTGAATATCTGCACTGGTGGACATTTATAGCCGCATACCAAGAAATAGGTGATTGCACATTTGCCCAAGTGGTAAGCATCCGCAAAAAGAAATCCAAAAATCAAAAGCTGGATAAATCCGATCAGGAATTTTACAAGCAGAATAAGCATCTTGTGGATTTCAAACGGCAATACACGGATAGCGATGAAAAAGTTATCAATCAATGGATATAAAAAACCGCCCTCCTGTGAGAGCGGTTTTTGCGCGTTGGTTATAGGTCGATTTTTACGGTGTCTTTGTTCTTCAGATAGGAGAACTGCTTCACAAGCCTTTTTGCCTGCGGCGTTTTTTTCGTCACATCAAAAAGGATATATTTCGTTTGGACATCGGCCAGGTATGTGAAGATTAGATACTTTGTGTTCGTTTTTATGCTGCGTTTACTGGCACTTCCCCCAAGAATTGCACCGATGGGCCCGAGCAGCATTGCCCCCGCCACGGCGCCGCCGGCACTGGATACATACTGCTTCTGTATTTCTGTGTTGGTCATGATCGACACATCAATCAGTTTATCAGTTTGCAGATTAAACTCCTGACCGTTTGCCTGCATGATAATGCGAGAGCGCAAACAGGTTAGCTTGCACATGACATTCTGCGGCAGGTCCAGACCTCCTATAAACTGGAACTTGTCGACAAGAAGCAACTCGCCGTCACCGTACCGCTTTTTTAATTTGGCATTATTCGCTGAAACAAAAGCCAGTCTGCAAATAGCAACAATAATAATTACCAAGAACAGGTACTTGGTATCCATAAAACTCCCTCCCTTAAATTTTGGTATCAATAATATACCATATCAAAAATTCAAAAGCAAGTAGGTGATTTAATGTCGGATGGGTCTGTCGTGGTGGAAGTAAATGTTGACGACAAGCAGGCGCAAAAAGAACTCAATTCCATTACTCAGAAAATAGAAAGAATATCTGAAAAGTTAAAAGAGCAAAACACGGGGAAAACGGAGATTGTAAACCAATCTGCGCAACTCGGCGCACAGTTAGATGTAGCAAAAGCAAAATTGGAATACATGAAAAGCGGACAAGAGTTTTTTACATCCGATTCTATTCTCGGACAAGAAAAAAATGTATCTGCTTTACAAAAAGAATTTGACGCTGCTGCAGATAAATTAGATAAAGCAAACGAAAAAATCAGAGAAACCGAACGCAGATTAAATGCGGCAAAAGAAAAAGCCGCAGATTTACAAAAACAAGTTGCAGGGGCGCAAAAATCCGCCCAGGCACTTGCCCCGACAACAAAGGCGTTATCTCCTGCAGCTGAAAAAGCAGAAAAAAGTTTCAACAAACTTGTCGGGCGCATTAAGGGCCTTGCTAAGCGGGTATTTATATTCACAATTATTACCGCCGCGCTGCGGAAAATTAAGCAATATATGTGGTCTGCCATACAGACGAATGATGATGCTATGAATGCAGTTGCTCGACTAAAAGGCGAGCTACGCATCCTAGCGCAACCGATTGTCAATATAGCGATCCCCGCCTTTACGGCCCTGGCAAAAATCATCACATATACACTGACCGGCGCGTCTCGTCTGTTGTCCTTGCTTTTTGGCTCAACTTATAGCGCCTCGAAAAAAGCGGCAAAAAGCCTAAACGATCAACAAAACGCCATCGAGGGTGTAGGGAGCGCAGCGAAAAAAGCAAGCAAGTATTTGGCACCGTTTGACGAGCTTAACACAATAAGCGGCAACGACGCAGGAGGCGGGAGCGAAAGCGGAGGGAATGCAGTTAATTTTGATAGTGATATTGGGAGCGGCGTAAATGCCGTAATGGCCCTAATGACAGGCATTGCGCTGCTTGCAATTGGAGCAATCCTTACTTTTTCCGGCCATGTTGGGGTAGGCATTGCGATGATGGTTGCAGGCGCGTTGACAGTATACGGTGTTTATGCATCCGACGGCGGAGAAGCAGCAAAGACGCTTGTGGAAACTGGTCTTTCAAAGATTCTGATTGCTATCGGCCCGATGATTGCAATTCTCGGCGTGGTTCTTATGTTGACCGGCAATATACCGTGGGGCCTTGGACTACTGATTGCGGGAATTGCGTTGTTTGCTGTCGGCGAAGTGGCGGAAAACTGGGATCTGCTCGGCACCAACCTTGTGGGAGCCCTTGCAAATATGCTAATCGATATTTCCCCTTACATTGCCCTGTTTGGCGCTGTGCTACTGTTTGTCCCCGGGCAGCAGGCCCTTGGTATTGGCTTGATTATCGCAGGTATTGCGTTGTTTGCTGTCGGCGAAGTCGGCGCGAAATGGGAGCTGCTCGGCACAAATTTGACATCGGCACTTACCAAAATATTCAGCGAAATTTCTCCCTATATTGCCGTATTTGGCCTTTTGCTGGCAATGGTGCCCGGTATGATGGCTGTGGGCATTGGCATGATCGTTGCCGGAAGCGCCATGTTTGCGTTTTCCGTAATTGCGCCCAATTGGGATAGCATTACACAGGCGCTTCGTGGCCCTCTTGGCAAAACTCTTGCTATGATCGGCGGTTTTCTTGTTGTCCTCGGGCTTATGCTTATTTTTTCGGGCGTAGGAATACCCTTGGGCATTGGGATGTTGCTTGCCGGTGGCGTTAGTTTGGCGGCGGCCATTGCACCAAATTGGGATTTCATCCGGGACAAAATCAAGAACGTTTGGCAAAAAATCAAAGAATTCTGGAACTCCTATATCGCTCCCGTATTCACTGCGGCTTGGTGGCTGAACCTCGGGAAAACCATTATGAACGGCTTGATCTCGGGTATTGAACGGGGCATCAACTGGGTGCTGGGCGGCGTAAGCGATATGGTGAATGGCATCACGGGCATCTTAAACAAGATTCCTGGCGTGAACATTGGGCGGGTCAATTGGGGAAATGTCCACATTCCTCGCCTGGCCCAGGGCGCGGTGATCCCAGCAAACCGGGAATTTTTGGCCGTACTGGGCGACCAGAAGCACGGCACCAACATTGAGGCCCCCCTGGACACCATCAAACAGGCCGTTGCGGAGGTGCTAGGGCAAGGCAGCGACCGGCCCATTACCATCATTGTCCAAATGGACGGCAAGGAGATGTTCCGGCAGATGGTGCGGGAAAACAACTCCCAGGTGCGCATGAACGGCAAAAGCCCGCTGCTGACGTGAGGTGACGCATGGAAGTACTTAAGGTAACAAAGAAATCCGGGGCGGTGGTATCTCTCCCGGCCCCGGATGAACTGAAATGGAACATTTCCGACCTAGACGCAGATGGGACCGGCAGAAACCAGAACGGCGATATGTTCCGCGACCGCGTGGCCGTGAAGCGCAAGCTGGAATGCTCCTGGCGGCCACTCGTCTCTGCTGAAATGGCCAAGCTTTTGCAAGCCGTGGACGATGTGTTTTTCAGCCTTACATACCCCGACGCGATGACCGGCACCGACCGCACTATGATGTGCTACGTAGGCGACCGGTCATCGCCGATCATGCGGCCCGAAACCGATGGGAAATGGCTGTGGGGCGGGCTGTCCATGAACTTCGTGGAGAGGTGACGCCATGTACAATGTCTCCACCGCGTTTCACGCCGCTTTTGCGGATTATGGCCGCGAAATCAAGGCAAAGGTGATTTTTAACGGGCAGACAGAGCTTGACGGGAACTACGTTCAGGAGATCACCGCAACACCGGCGTTTGATTCTTCAGACGGAATCTCCGTCGGCTCCGCCTGTTCCGGGCGGTGCAAAATCCGTATTTACAAGCCGGACGAGCCGTTGCAATTGTCCGGTGGGTACTTTGTTCCGTATATCGGCATCTACGTTCCTGGTGGTGATACAGGCACGACAGCCATTGCCGGTCAGGCTGTGGCCGGTAAGGCAATCGCTGGTGTAAGCACCGCAGCGTCTGGGGTGGAATATGTCCCCCTGGGCCGATACTACATCCCCGCAGACGGCGTGGATAATTTGGCGTACGGTTGGGAAATCACCGGCTATGACCAGATGGCATCCTTGACGGAGCAGTACACCCCGCAAATTGAGTTCCCCGCCACACCAGACGCTATGCTGACGGACTTGTGTGCGCAAAGCGGCCTGACTCCCCCAACGGTGACTTTCCCGGATATGACAATCGAGTCTGTGTTTGAGGGGACCATCCGACAGCAGCTGGGGTGGCTGGCTGGACTGTGCGGACAGTCCGCGCACTTCGACAGAGACGGCAATCTGGTGTTCAAGTGGTACGCAAAAACCGCCTTCCGGGTCAGCCGGGAGCAGCAGTACATGTCCGGCCTGACTCGCACGGCAGACGGTCCGTACACGGTATCCAGCCTCACCACAGGCACGGAAGATGAACCCATTACATCTGGCACCGGATTGGGCATTACATCAACAAACCCATACATGAACCAGGCCGTTGCGGACCTGATTCAGCCGGAGGTGGAAATATCTTTTCAGCCCTGCGATGTAAAATGGCGCTGCGACCCGTCTGTTGAAGTGGGAGACGTTATCCAGGTGGAGGGTGATACCGGCGAGTGGCTGGACGTGTGTGTTATGCAGCAGGAAATCCACCTGTACGGCGGTCTGTCCTCTACGATGCACAGTTACGCCCCACAGGACGCGGGTTATGCCATGGAAAGCCCTACAGAGCAGCGCATTAAGCGGGCTTATGAGGGCCTTACCAAGGCCATGCAGAACGCTACGCAGAAGATCATCGGGGCAAAGGGCGGGTATTATGAACTGACTCTGGACGAACAGGGCTTTCCCATCGGGTGGACCCTGCGAGATACGCCCACCATTACGCCCAATACCCGGATGTGGATTATGTCCACAGGTGGGCTGGGATTCTCCAAGGACGGCGGAAATACAATTTCCGGTGTCGCCTTGACCATGGACGGCGAGATCAACGCAAATGTCATCACCGCCGGGCAAATGTCCGCAGAAAGAGTCACCGTCAACGGCCAGACGCTTTCGGATTTCATCGAGGCGGGGATTGACGATGACGGCCATCCGGTATTGCGTATCGGCTCCTCTGCATCGGAGATCGTCCTGAAGGAATACAACGACAAAATCGGATTCTACGATACGGCTGGTACGTTGCTGGCGTACTGGAACAACAACAGTTTTGAACTGGTGGAACTGAGCAAGTTCCGGCTGGGACCCATGGGCATTGTCGTACAGCCTAACGGTTCCGTGTCTTTTGTGGGGGTGAGTTAATGGCAAGCATTTACGGCGCAAAATCTTCCACCGGCTGGCAATTGCGGCTGGATTACAGCGTATCCCAGAGCATCGCGGACAACAAGTCCACACTGTCCCTGACGCTGTACATCTATGACGGCACCGGCGAGAGCTACAACCTGGATGCCAATAGTTGCTATTACACTCTGCAAGGCACCAAGGTGTATAACCCGTACCGGTACAATTCCAGGGGCTGGTACAAGCTGGGCGGCAAGTCCATCACCGTGGCTCATAACAATATGGGCAAGGGGTCTGTGGTGCTTTCTGCGGACTGGCACAGCGGGTTTACGTCATCCTACACGCCGTCGAGCCTGACGGTTTCCGGCACGGTCAATCTCCCGGATATCCCCCGGGCATCTTCCGTTTCAGCGACCGGGCTTGTGCTGGGTTCTGCCGGTACACTTACAGTGACCAGGGCCGTGAGCACTTTTACGCACACCATCAAACTCAAGTGCGGCTCTGCGGCACAGGTAACTGTGGCGACAAAATCCAGCGCCACATCCATTCCGTACACGCCGCCCTTGGATTGGGCCGCGCAGAATACGTCTGGAATCTCCGTAAACATTACGGCGGAGATCACCACCTACAACGGGGACGCCGTGGTGGGCACCAATACGACCACCCTGACGGCCTCCATCCCTGCATCAGTAAAACCCACCCTGTCCGTGAGTCTGTCCGACACCTCCGGGTATCAGCCCACATACGGCTGGGTGCAGGTCAAGAGCACTCTGAAAGCCACGTTTGCTGCCGCTGGGTCTTATGGCAGCACCATCAAGGCCAAGTCTTTGACCATCGGCGGAAAAGCCGCCAGCCCGGACGGGGCGAACGCCCTTACAGGCAGCGGCACAATGGCCGTTGTAGCCACCGTCACGGACAGCAGAGGGCGCACGGCATCCGTTACCCGGAACATCACCGTAAACGCCTACAGCGGCCCTGGAATCCAGGATTTGACCTTCCTGCGTGGCGACTACTCCGGCGGGGCATGGACGGACAACGCCATGGGAGATGACATCAAGCTGACGTTTACGCTATCCATCCAGCTGACCGGAAATAAAGCCACCGTGGAAATCACCGGAGCCAGCAATCTGACCGGCCAGACCTCCGGGGCGAAAACCGTGTATCTGGCGGACTATGGCACCGACTCCTCCGGCGTTGTGCAGGTCAAGGCGACAGATGCACTGGGCGGCACCGTGACCCGGGAAATTACCATTCCCACCGTTGCTGTCCCCCTGAACATGAACTTTGATTTGCAGGCAATCTGTTTTGGTGGCGTGGCGGAAAAGGAAAAGACGGTGGAATTTAAGTGGCCCATCCATTACATGGGCAAGGCCCTCCTCGATCTCCTGCACCCGGTTGGTAGCATCTTCCAGTCCACAGATTCTACCTCCCCGGCGGAACTGTTCGGCGGGACGTGGGAGCAGGTCAAGGACCGGTTTCTGCTGGCGGCCGGCGACTCCCACGAGGCTGGCTCTACAGGCGGCGAGGAGACCCACACACTGACCAAGGCGGAAATCCCGGACCACAACCACACTTTCAAGTACACCGGGCAGTCCGTGACAACCGGTGTGAATGCCGTCCGCCTGTATCAGGCCGCAAACAATCAATACAATGCGTATTCCGGCGGGCAATCCTCCGATTGCGGGGGGCAGTCCCACAACAACATGCCGCCGTACCTGGCCGTGTACACATGGCGCAGGACGGCGTAAAGGAGGGAGTATATGCCCGAAATCAACATTAATGTCCGCGACAAATGCGCCGAGGGCGAGGGCGTTGTAATCTGCAACAACAGCGACTATGCGGTGGTGTGGGACCTGGACGAGGAATGGACGCCTTACGATGCCAAGACCATGCGGGTGAACCTGGCGGACGGCACCTATCAGGACGTGGTGTTCACCGGAGACACTGCGACCCTGCCGGTGCTGACTGCTTCCGGCTGGGTGTCCGTGGGCCTGTATGCCGGGGATATCCACACGTCCCGGGCCTCCCGGCTTCTGGCGCTGTCCTCCGTGCTGACTCCCGGGGGTTCCCCTGCCGCCCCAGCGGAGGACGTATATGCGCAAATCATGGCCAAACTCAACGAGCTTTCTACCGTCTCCCCGGAGGATATCGCCAAAGCCGTGGAGGACTACCTGACGGAGCACCCTGCGGCCTCTGCGTCCATGCGGGTGGAGGGCGGCTATATCCAGTTCTCCGGCGATGGGGAGACGTGGGAAAACGTGATTGCCCTGGCCGATCTGAAAGGTCCCAAGGGCGACACGGGCGCAGGGATGGACATCACCGGTGCAACCGTCGGCCAAATCGCCAGAATCTCCGCCGTCGATGACAACGGCGTGCCTACGGAGTGGGAACCGGCGGATATGGCGTCAGCCGGGAGCGAGACAATGAATCTTTCATGGAAACACATCCGCGATGTGGAATTGACGCCAGATGCAATTGAGGCGATTGTATCTACCACAGATGCCGGTAATACCTTTTCCTATGACGAGATAATGCTGGAATTAATCCCAAACTTGGCAGGGTATTTTTATGTGCGAGCTTCTCAAAGCGTGAATTTATCGGCGAATGTTGCGATGTGGGTAACAAATTCCAAGTATACTCAAATGCACCTCGGCTTGTTAGGCAAAAAACTCGCTATCACTTCTGCATTCCGCACAGACGGTAGCCTTGTTTTTTCCAATAATTATGGAGGCAATGGCGATATTGACAAAATATCAACGATTGTTTTTGGAGCATCCGCCTCTGTGGGAGCTGCCTTTACGGTAAAGATTTGGGGGCGATAAAATGAAAATCTACGAAAACGGCATAATCCGAGAGGCCACCTCCGAAGAAATCGCGGAAATGGAGGAAGCTCGTCTTCGCTACAAGGCGGAAGAAAAGCATCGCCCCCTCTCCACTGAAGAAGTTCAGGACATGCTCATCCGTTTGCAAATCAACGCCTTAACCGTAGACGATGCAACAGCCCTCCGTATGGCAGCATTCTATCCCGAATGGGAAAGCGGGAAGGCCTACACTGCTGAAAATGGTTGCCCGGTGGGCTATAAGGTAGTCCGGGCCGGGAAGCTCTGGAAGCTCCGACAGGAGCATACCTCCCAGGATGACTGGGCGCCAGGCTCTACCGGCACAGAAAGCCTCTGGGAGGAAATCTGTGAACAGCATGAGGGGACGAAATACGATGCTATCCCCTACAACGGGAACATGGCATTAGAAGCTGGGAAGTATTACACCCAAGACGGCGTATTGTACCTGTGCAATCGCGATACCGGTAACCCGGTGTATCATCCGCTGAGCGCACTGGTGGGGCTGTATGTGGAGGTGGTAAGCGATGGCTCTTGAAAAAGTGGTGTACGAGGATAACGTAACGGTTATCGATGCCGCACAGCTCAACGCTATCCAGGATGAGATCATACGGGTGAGTGCTGACAAATCCATGGGCCTGTCGGGTCTGGCGGCGGATGACCAGATCATGGTGTCCGCCGTGGATGCAGACGGCAAGCCCACCGGTTGGCGGAAAAAGTATCGGGACATGCTCAATGTCCGGGACTTCGGGGCCAAGGGCGACGGCAGCACGGATGACACGGCGGCCATTCAGGCGGCCATTGACATGGCTGCATCGACGCTGGCCATGGCCGTGTATGTCCCGGCGGGCACCTACATCATCACCGCGCCGCTGGTCATTCAGACCTACAGCGATGCGGTGACCACCATCGACGGCGTCAAATGGTGGGAGGGCCGCAGTCCGTCGCTGATCGGCGAGAATCCGTCCACCGCCATCATCAAGAAAACCGGCAATGCCGCCAAAACCATGCCCACGGTGGACAGCTGGTCCGGCGGCTGGGGAGCCATTGACGCCGCTATCATCCTGGGCCGCACAGACGGCGCGGAAAAGGGCAGCGGGCCGGTGCTCCGGAACCTGTCCATCAAGAACGCCTCCACGGCGGCGGAGCACTGGGCCATCTACGGCGACCGCAGCCGCTGCACCATCGAGCACTGCAATATCCGCACCGGAAGCCACGGCATCCGGCTGCACAGCTTTTTCAACCGGCTGGCGGACCTGTATCTTGTGTGCGCCTCCAACGCCGTCCACATCGACTACGGCACCAGTACCGTCCTGGAACGGGTCTATTGCAGCGGCGCGGCCAACCCGTATATCATCCAGTCCGCCTACAGCACCCTGTCGCAGGTGTGCTGCGACGGCGGCACAGGGACGATTTTCAGCATCACCGGCAATGGCGTGGTGCTCAACGGGTGCGGGGCCGAGTCCAAGGACGCGGCGGTGTATGTCTCCGCCGGGGCAGACAGCAATCTCACCATTAACGGCTTTTACGGCTGGCGGCAGACGGCAGGCGTGCCCATCATGATGGCCAACCGCGCAACGGTCACCGTGTGCGGGCTCCAGCTCTATGAGCGCAGCGCCGACACCTACACCAACACAGCGCTTGTGGACGTAACCGGTCCCACCGCGCAGATTGCGCTGTCTCTGACCGGGTTTTCCATCATCCGGTCCGCCGGTCGCACCGGGCAGCTGCCCGACCTGCTGGCCACGATCCCCAGCGCGGACAGTAAAATCTTTCTGGCCACGGACGGCTTGAACGGTTACTTCTATCCTACCCCTTCCGGACTGGCGCCCTACGATGGCTACGCCAGCGGAAACCGGCAGTATCTGGCGGATACCGTTGCCCTGCCCGGTCAGGGCGGAACGCTGGACGCGGATAAGCATTACCCGGGCATGTCCGTCTGGGACAGCAGCCTGGGCAAGCCCAAGTGGTGGACCGGCTCCGGATGGTGGCAGCCCGTCGCCGCGCCCATCACCCCGGCGGATACCTCGTTCGTCCAGGCTGCCGAGGGCGAATACCAGCAGCAGCCGAATTTTACGAGTGCATTAAATACGGCTGACCCAGATTTTAAGCCCAACACTAGACTCAATGGCTCCGGCGGAGAAAGCACGGACGTGCGGACCTACACCATGTGGACAAGCAGCTACATCGGGTGCAAGGCCGGGGACGTGATCCGGGTGCGCTGCCCGGATGGCACCTTTGAGAGCGGCGGCGGCTCCATCTGGCCCATTGCCGTGCAGTACAACGCCACGAAGGTTTCTACTGGCGCTGTGACATACAAAGCCACCTCCGGGACCTCCTACGACGCAGTATTCGACAGCGACGGCAAGGGCTTTAGTATTACCATTAACGATCTCAGTGTGGCGTTCATTCGTATCGTGGGCAACGGTGATGCCGCCGGGGCCATCATCACCAAGAACCAGGAGATCACCTATAAGCAGGTGTGGGTGGGCACCCCCATGCAGTTCGGGGACGAGGTCAAGCAGAACATGGCCAACGTATTTGTGCAGGCCCCCGACGGCACCCTGTACACCATCGCCGTGGACAACAGCGGCAATCTTTCGGCCAAGGCATTCACGCAGTAATCACGCCGCCCAGAGCGGCAGGAAAGGAGATTTTACATGAAAGAAAACACGATCAAGGCCGCGCTGGCGGC